CTCTAATTCTTCCAACTCATCGGGGGTAGTTTCGGTTTCTTCTTCTAATGATTCTTCACCATTTTCGGAGGCCAGTTCATTTCCCCATGCTGTTGTTGCATCATCAAGCGCAGACCCTATAACTAGGCTATTACCCTCGATAATTTCTTGTTCTGCCATGTTAGCTTTCTAGCAGTTCAGGACATCACTCTTGTTCCAAGAAGGAATGAGTGATCTCCTCAAATGCTAAATTAGTTGTTTAGCGATCTTTCCGCTATTAATCATGGATTCGATTTCCAGTTTCACTTCAGAGAGAACTCTGAGAGATAAATAAAACTGCTCTCGTTTCTGCTCATCACCGATTCCAGAAGAAATCCATGCGTTTATGTATTTTTCCTCCAGTAATTCACATGCTTCAACGAATACTGGAGACTGTAGAAGCGTTTCCGCTTCATTCCCTTGTGCGACTCTCTCCTCTATAGACTTAGGAGCCGCACTCTTTCTTTTCTTAGACATTTAATTAGTCATTCCTTCTTCTGGAACTTGTTCCATGTTTGTAGGAGACAAATCTTGAGGTAACTGCATCTGTTGCATCTGTTGCTGTGCAATCTGCTGTTCCTGAATCCTTTGCTGTGCTTCTGCACGAATCTTCTCACGATCTTTCTCCATGTTTCCTTTAATCTCGGTCATGTCAATCGTGGTCTTATACTTGTTTTCCATCTCCTTCTGCTTCATACCTACGTCAGAGTCCAGTTTGTCTCTCTGGAGGTCATCATCACGGATCATCTTCTCTTGGTCAAGACCGAACTTCTGCTTATCTAACTCAATGTCTGCACGAACCTTATCTGCTTGTGCAGTTGCAAATATTTCATCTGCTGTAGGTTCTTCTGGCGCAGGAGGTGGAGGTTGAAAATCTTTCGGATTACTCCAGAAGGATTGCGTGTCTTTAAATCCGCTTAACTCTGTCATCTTTGTAAGTGTATGATGATACTGCTCATTTGTAACAAAAGGATTCGTTGAACCTTGCTCCTGAAGAATCTTTTCCTGTTTTACTGCAAGTCCAGAGAGCATCTGCATACGTTCCTGAGTAGTCCCCATTCCTAGTGCTACGTTTACCGAAACATCCATTCCAATGTCCCATGATCTAGGATCAATCGGTATCCAAGTGTTACGCAAGCGAACCATGCGAGCTTTCTCTTGATGGTTATGCAAGAGCTTCAGGATCTTCTTAAATAATGGTTTCATACCATTCTCAGCAAAGACTCTGCACAATAACTCTATCTGTGCTTGTGCGCTCGCCATAGTAGCGGAAACTGCGCTTTTTTCAGTGCTTTGGAGTGCATCTGGATCAAGACCCATAGATGCTTTACTCATTCCAGTGCGGTCTTCCTTCATCCGATCCATGTAATCGAGCATTGGAAATGCTTCCTTACCATTGAAGGACTTATTCAACTCTTGGACTGCTCCTGCAGACCGCATTCTTATAAGTTTTCCAACCTTATTAGAAAGAGCATCGTCAATATTAACCTGTCCTTCAATAATTGCTGTATCTGGATGTATCGACTTTGCTAACCCGTCCAACATTGAACGGAGGATGCTGGACTTCACCAACTGGACATCCATTGTCAGGTCTGTTACTGAGTTTCCTCTCCAGAAGTGCGGTTCTGGATAACCAGAAAAGACCACAAATGGTATATCAGCAACCGGACTATGATGAAGCAACTTATGGTGATTACCAGCACAGCAAAACCTACGGAGCGAAGTAATTCCAGAACCACCGAAATCCACTTTTGCATACGCTTCAATGTATAAAACCTTGCGATTCGCTTCTCCACCTTCGTCAGTGTCAGAGTAACTTCCGAGAGGGTGTCTTGCAAGGAACTCCATGTTCGTGTCAAATTCATCGTCATTTCCTGCGAGATCCAACATCTCATCAAAATCGTACCCCATACTCGTTAATTCGGAGACTGTGAGATACCTTCTGTGTGCTACTATAGACGCATCCTCTACAGATTTTGCTTTCCGATCTATTAAAAACTCCTCTGGAGGTAACGCTTCAAATACAACTGAACCCTCAACCGAAAGTCTCCGAATCACAACGTCATGCAACTGCGGTACTTTTATGTTCTGCGGTTGCGGTTGTCCTGCTTCGGCTGGAGAGACGACTCCAGTTGAGGGCTGTTCTTGCGGTACAAAGTTAGGATCTGGATACGACTCTATTGAAGATCCTTCAATGTCTGGATCAGACATCAGTGCTTGTAGAGCTTGATCGTCTAGTCCTGTATACTCCTCATGCTCAACTTCTTCTCTGCGCTCCCAGTCAACTTTTGCAATTCCGATCCTCTTAACAAGAGCATCTTTTATAATAGAATAGAAAGTCTGGAAGGATTTTGGATTGTCTGAGCCTAAAACAACTTGATTGACGTAATCCGAAGATTGCTCAGCGTTTTGCACATCTTCTGGAAAGCGTGGTTGGTACTCTACAACTCTCTGTGTACCAAAAAATGTCCTCATTATCTGAGGCATCATCAGAGCAATTGTGTCCCTGACATCTCTAGAGACTACCTGAGAACGACCATCTTCCTCATTACCAAATGGTTTACCATTAAAGTAATCACTCGCTACAATGCGATCTGGTGCTTCTGAGAGATCAATATAGTCAACTGCTTCCTCTATAAGACCAGCGACTATACCCTCCAGTTCAGTAATGTCCATTGCAGTGTCACCAGCGAGCCTAATCTGCTCTGCTTCCAGTTCTGCTGTCTGCTCTCGTACTTCTGCGTCTGTTAAAGCCATGTTCCCTAAATTAAGGTTATGTGTAATTACAGACGATAAGGACAAGGGATTCTACGCACAGGTCGCTATAGCTTAACGTGGAGCAGGCGGACGGAATCCGTGTTACCACTCTCTATCGTCTGTAATTACAAGCTAACTTCACTGAAAAACAAAACTGGATCAAGATAAATCTCAAACAATCCCTTTAATTTCACGAACTAATGGTTTTGACCACGATTTTGACGCATTTCGACTCGCATAACTCGCAAATGTCAAGATTAATGCGTCTGCGGAGTCTGGTGAAGAACCTAAACGCTTTCTAATCTCGTCTTTTGACTCCACTTTCGTCTTTCCTGTTGAAGAAAATCCGTATCCTACTGAACATAGCTCACTAATTAATGTCTCATCACTCGGAATTACTACATCCAACTCCTCAAACCATGATCTGCACTTTTCCCATAACTCCGTTCGTAAATTAAGATAATTTCCTGCTATAGAAGGTGCTTCTCCTACATTAATTCCGCGTACATCTACTCCTTCCTCCAATAAACGATCCACCACTCCTGCTCCTAAACCAATACTGTCTATACAGACATCTCCAACCTCTAAATTCTTCTTCTTTAACTCCTCAATCTCACTCCTTATCCATCCAACGACCTGCATAGTGTTTAATCCACGCTTCGTCTTTACTCCATCTCCTAATATCATGTTTCCTTGTCTTAAACAAATTGCAGATGCGTCTGATCCATACCGCGCAACATCAACTCCAATAGTAACTGCTCCTCCAACATTCTCCACATCTCGCGCAACTGCAGATTCCACCAAATGTCGTGGTATAATTGCGTCATCATCCGCTAATGGAAACTCACCAGAGACTCTCACACGGAACTGATTGCTGTCTGATCCGTAACGATCCGCAATATCCTGAACAAAATCAGCAGAAACACGGTCTGAATCCTCACAATTAACACGCAAGGTCTTCCAGTTCTTGCTCAACTTGTTGTGTGTGTCGTAGAAAAATCCCTGTCCTCGAACTGGGTTGCCAAGCAGGATGGTGGTGGCATTCTCACCTGACATCGATCCTGCGCTCGCTTCATAAATTGCGTCATTTATTCCGCTTGCTTCGTCTACAACAAGTAAAACATGGTCACTATGGACTCCTTGTAATGCTTCAGCACTACCTTTTTCTGGACGACTGACCCTGAAGCTGATGAAAGACTCTGAAGGTGATGCTTTTAAACGTATCTGGTCAGTGAAAACCTCCAATTGATCCTGCAATACATCTGGTAAACTTGTGATCCACTTCCGTACCTCTGCTCCTAATGCGTCATGTAACTGAGAATGCGACGGTGCTGTAACAACCGTCTTCTGAGGAAAGCGAGTTAGCTGATGCCAGATCATGAGCCACGATGCGCACGAACTTTTTCCGACCCCATGTCCAGAGCGAACCGAAATTCGTCTCTCTCCAGACGCGACCCATGTTAAGACTTCTTCCTGCCATGGGTCAGGAGTTAGTTTTAGGATTTCTTTTACAAATAATACAGGATCGTTGAGGTATCGTTGTTGGAATTCTCTTAGGAGCGTCGCAACTGATTCTTCTTGCATAAAAAGTTTTTCAGTTAAAATTTAAAAAAAAATTGAGGTGTCATCTTTGACGGATGTAACACTGCTCATTCTAAGACACCGCGCGAAAATCGCAAGGGGGTCGAAAAAAACCGTAAACCTAGCACCAGACTGCATCGGCAACGGTTTCGCATGGTTCATCTGATTGATAGTCAGATGGAATGCTTGTTATATCAAGCACTTACAAGATACTGCTGAAAGTTTTTTACTTTGTTTGATGTTCGATCGTCGCTGCCGATTCAACTTGTTTAATCTTCCGACCAGATCCCATTAATGCTTTCAACTCATTCAGATATGTCTGGTTCATGTCAATCACTTGCACTGTACTTTGAATCTTGTCTCCGAATTGAGCTGGATCAAGTCTTGAAGCTATCCATTTGCGAGCATCAATCGCGACGCGTCCAGCATCCGGTTTAATTTCTTCGCGTTCAACTCTATTAGCTAACAATTCAATTCTGTCAGCATTTTTCATTGCACGCATTTCTCGCACATGCGCATATCTTGATTGCAGACTTGCGTCGCTTTTCAACTTCCAAGAAACTTTATTATAA